GGGCAGCTGCCGCAGGGCAACATCTCCCCGCACGTGGAGATGATCCGCGTCCTGGCTACACAGTTTTCCGCCGCGACCGGTCTTCCGGTGACGGACACCGGCGTCGTCAACGATGCCAATCCCTCCAGCTCCGACGCGATCGAAGCTCAGACCAAGACGCTGGTCGGCCTTGCGCAGGATCTCAACACCGGGAACGGCGACGCTCTGCGCACCATCGCACTGATGGCGCTGGCTATTACCGAGAACAAGACCATGGACGAGCTGGACGATGATCAGAAGGCCATCATGGCTCACTTCAAAAATCCGGCCATGCCGAGCGTGGCTGTGACCGCCGACGCCGCTCTCAAGATCGCGAGCGTGCGCCAGGGCTTCTCCGGGACGGACACCTTCCTGGAGATGATCGGCTTCGACAAGGCAGACATCCGCCGGATTAAAGCACAGGAGGCGCTCGGGCGCGGCCGTGAGACCCTGACCGAGCTGGGCATCTGATGAGGATCTCGCAGCGCGCATGGACGCAGTACATCAACGCCCTGCGGATGATTAACGACAGGGCCTATAAGGCCATGAAGGACTATCTGGACATCCACGGCCTGCCCACGGAAAAGTGGGAGGAGGACGCGCTGATCGACGTGGCCACCGCGGTCGCCAGAAAGTACGGCGAAGCGTCCGCTGCCGTCTCTGCCGAGTTCTACGATAAGATCGGCCGCATGGCCGGGCGGATTCTGCCGGCGGCACTTCCTGCCGATGATCCAACCGTGCATGAGGTGGCCAAGGCCGTGATCGGGACCGCGAAGACCGGCAACCCGGACATCGTGGCCGGATCTGTCAGCCGTTTGGTGAAACAGCAGGGCGTTGACACCACGATGCACAACGCGATCCGTGACGGAGCTGAGTGGGCATGGGTGCCGCAGGGCGAGACATGTGCCTTCTGCCTCACGTTGGCATCCAGAGGCTGGCAGCGGGCCAGCAGAGCGGCGCTCAGGGGCGACCACGCAGAACACATCCACGCAAATTGCGACTGCACCTATGCGATCCGCTTCGACGAGCGCAGCACCGTGGCAGGCTACGATCCGGAGAAATATCTGGAGATGTATAACGACGCCGATGGCAGAAACTCTACAGACAAGATAAACGCCATGCGGCGCGAACTGTATGCCGAGAACCGGGAGAAGATTCTCGCGCAGAAGGCGGACGCCTATGAAAAGCGCAAGGAGCTGAACAGCTCAGCGGCCGAAGAGGCCGACGTGTAAGTATCAAAGCCCGAAAGGGCCTGTTGATAATTTTTGCCGGGCGCGGCGTAAAAGACGCACCTCAAGGGAAGCGACCCCGTAAAAAGCGTAGAGGAGAAAGGCCAAAGCATGAAACGCACAGACATCACCGCATTATTCCCCGATGCCACCGACGAGCAGATCAAGCAGATCATGGATCTCAACGGTGCGGACATCAACCGGGCAAAGGGAGATCTGGAGACAGTCAAGGCTGACAACGCAGCCCTGAGCGCAGCCCTGGAGGCGGCCAAAGCCGCCGGCGTGCCGGAGGACGAACTGAAGGCGATTCGCGAGAAGGCGGACTCTCTGCAAGCGGAGCTGGACGGCATGAAACAGGCAGAGGCGCTCCGGTTGATGCGTGAAAAGATCTCAGCCGAGACAAAGGTCCCGGCAAACCTGCTGACCGGAGACACGGAGGAAGCCTGCGCGAAGCAGGCCGCGGCCATCCTGGCATTTACCAAATCCAATGGCTACCCGGCTGTAAGAGACGCCGGAGAGCCCCAGAGTAAGCCGGTCACCAAAGCCGACATCCTCGCGATCCCAAATGAGCGCGAACGGCTGAGGATGATCCGGGAACACATCGATTTATTTACAAAAGGAGATTAAAAAATGGCTAATGAAATTCTCGCCCTGGCCGCAAAAGCCCAGGACATCAACTTCGTCACCAAGTTTGAAAGCGATCTGCACAACCTGCTGGCCGTCCTCGGCAAGTCCGAGGTCCAGGTCATGGCCCCCGGCTCCGCCTTCAAAATCTACAACACTTCCGGCACGCTGTCCGCTGCCACCGTTGCTGAGAAAGCCCTGATCCCCGATTCCGGCATCACCACTGACAACGGCACCGTCGTCGAGCTGACCTACAAGAAGTACCGCAACCTCACCTCCATCGAGAAGATCGGCAAGATCGGTTACGATCCCGCTGTCGGCGCCACCAACGACGCACTGCTCAAGCTCATCCAGAAGTATGTCCGTCAGACCATCTACACCGGTATCGCCACCGGCACCGGCACCGCGACCGGCGCAACCTTCCAGGCAAAGGTCGCCGCTGCGGCCGGCGCTGTCGCCGTCAAGTTTGAGGATGAGGCTTACACCCCCGTCTTCTTCGCCAACCCCACCGACGCCTACGGCTATCTCGGCGCCGCGAACATCACCATCCAGCAGGCCTCTGGCCTTGCCTACCTGGCAAACTTCATGGGCATCGGCAACGTGATCCTCGACTCCAACGTGGCCGCCGGCACTGTGATCGGCACCGCTGTCGAGAACCTCGAAGTCGTAGCTGCCAACGTGGCCGAGATCCCCGGCATGGATCTGACCATGGACAGCAGCGGCATCATCGGCGTGCACACCGGTGCGCTGTACGAGAACGGCGCGATTCAGACCGTGGCATACTGCGGCCTCGCTGTCAAGCCCGTCTTCCTCGACCGCATCGTCAAGGCTACGGCCGGCGCCTGATGAAGACGGCGACGGTAACCGTCGTTTTCCAGGATCTGCAGGAAGGCGTTCTCCGAAATCCGGGGGACGTCTTCCAGGCGGATGATGAACGCATGGTCTATCTGGAGAAACTCGGTTTCGTTCAGATTCAGCCGGATGATCCTCCGAAGATGACGAGGAAAAGAAAAACCGCCACGAAATGAGGTGAACCCATGGCAGCATACGCAACTGTCGCAGATGTCCAGGCAAGCATGCTCCACGCCATGACGGAGCAGGAGCAGGCAATTTGCTCCGCCCTGCTCGACCGCGCTGCGGTGATGATCGACTGCTTCGCACCGGACGCAAAGGTTAATGCGAAAAACGAGGTATCCATTCGGATGGTGCAGCGCGCTATGGGCGACCTCGACGGCGGCAGCCAGGTTCCAATGGGCGCCACGCAGGGAAGCATGAGCGCCCTCGGCTATAGTCAGAGCTGGACCTTTGGGGCAACAGGCGGCACCGGCGAGCTGTATCTGGGCAAGCTGGAGAAGCAGCTGCTCGGCATGGGCAACAAGATCGGCAGCTACAGCCCGGTGCAGGAGCTGGCGCCAGAGCCGGAGGCGGCCCCATGATCCGCGGCATCCCCGTGACGCTGCTGCAGCTGAGTCGCAGCGGGAATACGCCCAGCTGGACACCCGTCACAGTCGACAATGTCCTCGTGGCTCCGGTGCTGGAGGTCGACAACCACATCGCCATGCTGCCGGACGGCCACCGCGCCGTTTACCACCTTGGAATCCCGAAAAGCGACACACACCGCTGGGAAGGCCAGCTGGTGCAGTTCTTCGGTCAGACCTGGAGCGTGATCGGAATCCCGACGGAGGGCATCGACAGCCAGATCCCCGGCCCATGGAACACCAAGGCGACGGTGGAGCTATACCACAGCGCCGCTCCTGATCCGGACAGCCTGTGGCGCGACCGCGTCGAGCTGATCCCCGTGACGGCGACCAAGGACTCCGAGGGCTACGATATCGCGGCCGAGGGCACACCCAGAACCGTGACGGCCATCTTCGCCCGCGGCGTAGACGGTGAGTTCTACAGCTCCGGAGACAAGGCAGGCATGCGCCAGACGGCCACCGTGGAGATCTGGACCGGCGACTATCAAGGCGAGACCATTGTGCGCTACGACGGCGCAGACTACAAGGTCCAGAAGATACGAAACACCGGACGCGGCACCGTGCTGCTGAATCTCGAGGAGGTGTGGAGATGAGCGTTGACGAGGCTCTGAAAGCGGCTCTTGACCCGCTGGAGATCCCCTATTCACCGAACCTTTACACCGGAGACGCCACTGAGTACATCACGACCAACTTCCAGACCATCCCCGAGGTCTATGCTGAGCGAGCTCCGCGCGCGGCCAGATATCTGGTGCAGGTGCACTATTGTCTGCCAAACGGCCGGAACCCAAACGCCACAATCCGAACGATCAGCCGAGCGCTCTGGAACCAAGGTTTTACATGGCCCAGCGTGGAGAACGCCAGCGACGAGAGCGGCCTGCACTACGTTCTGGAGTGCGAGTACGTGAACGGGGGCGGCTTCTATGGCTGAGATCATCCTGACGGGCTTTGACGAGCTGCAGGATGCCTTCAAGGCAATCAGCTCGATCCCATTCAGCGTGACGCGGCAGGCCTTGGACGGGATGGCCGATGTGGCCGAGGGGAAGATCCGCGCGACCGGTGAGAGCATGTGCGTGCGTGATACTGATCCGAACGCGCAGGAGCACATCCTGGACCATATCAGCCACTCCCGCCCGAAGCAGACCGAGGATGGCGGGAAAGCGTTCATCACATTCCTTGGTAGCCGCATGCGTGGAAATACAATCACACGCAACGCTGCCATTGCTTATATCAACGAATACGGTGCGCCTCACCGTGGAATCAGCGCCCGGCCGTTTATCTCCACCGGGATGGCCAGAAATGAAAAAGAGATCACAGCCCCGGCCGAGGAGATCATCGGCGGCTGGATCGAAAACACTTATGCCAAATAAGGAGGAACCACATGCCTCAGTTTGACCTGCGCGGAATCCACTGCGCGAAATATGTTAATACTGCCGGCACCATCACCTACACGGACGTGCAGGAAGTCGGCGACGCTATGACCGCGACCCTCGAGATGCGCTTCGCCGAGGGCCGTCTCTACGCCGAGAGCACTCTCGCCGAGTTCATGCGCAAGGCAACCGGCGGCACGATCGCCCTGGGCGTTAAGTACATCAAAGACTCGGCCCAGCAGCTGATGTTCGGCAGCACCTCGAAGACCCGCAGCATCACCGCCGGGAGCTCCACCGAGAGCGTGACCAGCCTTGTCCTTGGTGCGAAAAGCACACCGGCCTATGTGGGTATCAGCTTCTACGCGCCCGACATGGTAGACGGTGTTGAAAAGTACACCTGCGTCTTTGCATCCAAGTGCCTCTTCGGCCCGCCCAGCATGAGCCTGCAGACCGCCGGCGAGAATATCCAGTTCAACACCCCGACGACGTCCGGCGAGTTCCTGGCCAGCGACGCTTCCACCCAGGACATGCTGGAGGTCGCTGTCTGTGACACGGAGGCCGCTGCAATCGCCTGGTGCGCGGCGGTGCTTGCATGAGTCTGCGCCTGGAAGAAAAGCGGATCGACGTAGACGGCAAGACCTACGTCCTCCGCTGTAACATGGCCGTGCTGGACGCGGTTGAGACTGCCTACGGCACTTTCCAGGCCGTCATGGAGCTCCCGGTTCGGGAAGGACAGGCGGCGATCCTGGCCGCCATGCTCAACGACTACGCTGAGGACATGGGCTGGGATCAGGACTGGACGGCCAAAAAGGTCAAAAAGCGTTTTCCATACGCAGCGCTTCTCGATATGGACATCATGGGTCTGTTCTCGCGGGCCGTGGTGCCGGAGAGCCAGCGAAACGTCCAGGAGACGCAGACAGAAGAGACCGCGCCCGGCGACGACGCGGGAAACTGACCGGCCGGGCAGAGTCTTATGACTTTGCCCGGTATCTTGCTTTATGGATGGGCTGGCTGCACCAGGACGAGCGATCCTTCTGGAAAACAGCCAACCCTGCACGCCTCTGGAGCCTTTTGGATGCCCTCTGTC